GCCCTAGCTTCTGCTTCGCGTTTTTCGGCTAATACCTCCCTACGCATTTTTAACAAAGTATTCCAGTGAGAAGGTCCAAGCGATTCACAAATAAATTTTTTCAGTTCTTCTTCAGCTTCAGCCGCTTGCCTTAGTTTCTGAAATCGTTCCATCGCTATAGCGTTCACACTTTTACTTGAAACACCTTTTTTCTGAAGTTGCTTTTTTGCATTATCGGTTGCATCGAAAAATTGGCCGATTTGCTTACTTAGCCCTGCAACGGATTTTCCCGCCGCAAGACCTGTTTTTATGCCTGCGAGAATTGTTATCGGGTCCATTTTATCTACCGTCAGAAAGTGATGGGCGTTTTACTAAAAAGTCTAGTGTCGATTCTAGGGATTTTACTCTAGCTTGTAATTGTATTATTTGATTAAACTGAAGCAAGAAGCCTTCTTGCGTTTCGAACACATCTTCAAATTCTAAGCTAATTTGGCTCTCGAGATCGTCGATGGCGTTATATATTTCGTCAATAGTTTCACCACCATCTTCTTCCACTTCAATTATATATTCTATAATTTCTGCGATTTGCTCTGAGTTTTCTTCTACATCTCTAATTAAATTGGTACGGTCAGTAGCATTGTTCTCAATAGTCAAAGTCTCCACCTGTTGTGTAAGCCCTTCAATTATTGATGCTTGCGAAGAAGCATACCAAATACCGCCTCCGACTGTAGAGACTATCGCGACTACCGCAGAAGCGGCAACAGCAATATTTACCTTGGGTAAATCCATCTAATACCCATTAGCTACCAGTTTGCTAAACTCGCCTGACATTAATTTTTTCTTGATGTACTCATTTAGTTCTGGACTGCCTATTTTAGCTCCGCACTCTTTCATCCACATCTCAATAACAACAAAAGGTATAGACCCTGCAAGCCTCATATCAGACTTACGGTTATGCCCTTCTATGTTGCGCTCTTTATTAAAATCTAAAATGCGCTGAACGTCCTGACTTCGGTTAATTACAATTTTACCATCTTCGTTCAAATATTTTGTTTGTACGCTCATTTTTTTCGCGCTTTCTTTTTTGCTCTATCGCTTAAATCTTTAAAGTGAACTAACGGTTTGCTGTTTGCTGTATGCCTTGCGCCTGAATGAACTGAACCATTTGGCATTTTGTGCATTGCGCCTTTATGTTCGGTTCCATCTTTAAAATAATGTTTTACACCTTTTGCCATCACTTTTTCGCTTTCTTTTTTTTAGGAGCTTTACCGCCTTCCCAAGCTTCATTTACATCTGGAGTTGTAGGGTCGTCTGCTTTAAGTTTACCAGTTGCCGTTCTTGCTCGTTTTGGCTTGCTTGCGCCTAACTCTAATGCAAACCCTGCCTGCAATAAAACAGCACCTTCTTTAGCATCAACTTCTATTTCATCGCCTTGGTTTGCGGCCTCGCCGTTAACAAAAGGTCTTCTATCAGTTGTAATTTTAACTTTCATAATGTCCTCCGTAGTGATGGGGCATTTCTGCCCCACCTATTTTTATGATGCGTTGATGTCCGCTACAATACCGTGTGCTTTTTGCGAAGTTACTTGCAAGCCGTACTCGGCAGAAATTAATCTACGCTCTGACAAACCAGTTTTGGCAAGTGGTTCTTGCTTCGCTGTTTGTAGATACGCAACCTCTGCAAAGGATGGGTCAAGCACTAATACGTCTGGTGTAAACACCACACTCGACACAGTACGCTTCCGCATATGGCGGTTTGGTACGATTTGCACCTCTCCGAAGTCGCTCACATAGACGTCTATAGCCGCATTTAGCTTGCTGTCTTCGGCTTCTTTGAAGCGTGTTGCGTTACCAGTAAAGGTTGAGATTTTTTGCTTTTGCGCTGAACCACACATAACAATTTTTGGTGTAGCCCCTGCGTTCCAACAATCAGCTATTACTCCCTTGAGTAAAGCCTCCGTGATAGGGCGTAGAGTCCCATCTGTTGCCGCCGCATTTACAAAACCCGCTTCGCCTGTTCCTGATGTTGTGCCGTTAGCACCACCAGAACCACGAGAAACGTTTGAAGTAAGGTATGCAGGCAGACCCGCAGTTGCTCTAGCAGTACCAGAAGCCCCTGCATTGGAAGCAACGTTGTCAAGAAGCATCGCCTCCATGTCACGCTTTAACTCCGAAAGTTTATAAGCCACCTGTTTTGCAACAGTCTGAGCATTTGCCACTCCGTTCACTGCTTGGTTCGTTGAGGAGACCTCCACGACTTTAGCACTGATTTGAGTATGTGCGCCTTTGCGGACTGCGTTTGTCGGAGATGTATTGGATAAACCAACGTCACCCTCGATTTGGCGGTTCGCTCCAGTTGCGGCTAGGTCGACTTCACTCCATTCAAAAAAAGTGTTGTCAACGTTGCGTGTTCCAATAGAGGACATAAGTAAAGTCTCTGTTGGGGTGATGGAAGCCATTGCCTCCGATAAATCCTCTCGGATTGTTGAGACGTCGTATGTCTCGTTTGTATTAGCCGTAACAGCCATGATATAGTCCTTTCTTTAAGACAAGAGATAATTAGTCACATCGTCTAGTGACCCAGATTTTTGCATTCTTGACCGAGCTTCTTTCTGCTTCATTACCTTCGTACCACTAGCAGTCTTTTTTGCTCCCGCTTTTACCATTGGCCTTGCGCCTTTAGTTTTTTCCACAACCTTAGTTTTAGAAGTTTGTAGTTTGCGGTAGGCTACGGCATCACGAACAATTTTAAATTCCCAAGTATGTTTAAGATTGCCTAATATTTCAACAGGAACTTGATAATAATCAACAGCCACAGTTTGAATGTCTTCTAAAAGTTTTTTACTTTTTTCAGGATCATTTAACTCTGGCATTTCCTTTCGTAATATTTCGGCTTGCTCTGCCGCATATATTTGGTCTTGCTCGTATGCTATACGTTGATTTGCTTTTGCTTGTTCTTCAGCTTCTGCCTTAAATTTGCTGTATGCTTCAACATCTTGCCGATATTGCTCCATTTGTTCCAGATAACCTAAAGGGTCACTTTGTTGAAGTTCCTTACTTGGCATCGTCGGAGGTCGCGGAGCGTCACCATTTTCGTACGATTGTAATATTGCATCAAGTTTTTTACGGTCTTCCTGCAATGCTTGGGTAGTTAGCTCAAGTTGTTTTTTTACTTTCGCATTATCTTCCATACCCTTTTGGATGTAGTCTTGTCCTGCGGCACTTCGCTTTAGCTCCCCAATGGTTGCCTTCTTAATTTCGCCATCGCTTTTATACTCTAGCTCCATATCATCAGAAAGTTCAAAGGGAACGGCTGTATCCTCATCTAGCCCATCCTCATCCACGATTTCTTCTACGTCATCGCTTTCGTGGTCAGCGACATCTTCACTTTCAGCAACTTCAACAGTTTCTTCAGTCTCAGTGTCCTGAGGTTCCTCAATAACAGCTTCAGCAACTTCGTTTAGATTATCTTCTAAATTTTGCGGCGGCTCTGATATTAAATTTGCAATATCATTTATACTGCCACTGTTAGGTTCAGTGCTCATGAGCGTCCCTAGCCTTTCGTTCTATGAGTTTTTCAGCGTCTATATCAGCCCTTAATAAAAACTCGATTTCATTTAACGCCCGATAAATGGCGTGAGCATCCTCACGTTTTTCCACCTCTGACGCACTTGTATTCGCAATTAACCGTAATTGGTCGTCTCGCAAATCTTTAATAATGCCTTGAAATTCATCGTTATTTAATAAATTTTTGGCTCTAATAGCTCGTTTCTTGTAATCCATCCATCATTTCTTTGTTATGCGGTCTTACTTTATCTTGTTCGGCTTTTATTGCTGTTGTGTCAACCGCCGTTTCATATTTACCTAATATTTCCGCAACCTTAACGGCTAAGTCTTGAACCATTTCATCTCTAGCCAAGTCATCTTTCATACCAAGTTCGTGCATTCTAAATTTATCATCACTTTGTATTTTTTGCGCTTCTAATTGCAGTTTTGCCATATCGACTTGGGCTTTTGTTTGTGCTTTCATTTGCTCAGTTGCCATAAATGCTTGGTTGGGGTCTGATTGACCTTGTTGCATCATTTGCGCTTGCTGTTGTGCTTGTTGCTGTTTAGCCGCTATCAACTCTTGTTCTTTTTCAAAAGTTACTGGTAGATAGTAACGGTCTGTGTTTCTTAAACCTACTGAACCTAATAAATCAGCCAAAGTATTACGCACGTTTGTCATGGTTACTAAGCCATTTTGCGCTCCATATTGTTGCCAAACTGACATCTGCATCTGTAAAGTTTCTCTCAATACAGCAGATTTTTCCGCTTCTCTACCAGTTCCTATGCCAACGTTTACAATCATATCAGCGTCAGCATTCCAACTGCGTGGGTCTACTGCAACAAATTCATTATTTAATCTTATTATTTCTTCTTTGTCTGCGTTATTTATTATGCAGTGCGCTATTAGTTTAAATAATCTTCGCATACCGCCTTCAGCAAGGTTTCGTGCTATAACTTCCGCTTGGCCTGCCGCCCCTTGCATTGTCGCCGCTATTGCTGTCGCGCTTGCTGATTGTAATACATCTGCATTTAACCCCTGCGAAGCACGACTGACGCCAGTTTTATTTTCTACTAATGTATCAAAATATTGTAATGCAGGAAGCGTTGAGCCTGCCGTAAAAGGTACAACTTGCTCACGAATAGAACCCGCTTGCTTTACTCGCACTATTCTTCCTATTTCGTTGTTCAGCAAATCATCAACTGACACTTGACCATCTACTATTTCGAGACCAGGATTGTTAGTTAATGCAACATTATCTAATACACCTCTAAGCATCGAAGTCGCGGCATCTTGATCGTCCATAACTAAGTCAACCAAACTACTTCCAAAAAAGGCATGGGGTTCGGGGTCAACTTCAAATATTGCAAACGGCACTTCATCAGCTAATTCGCACGAAAGAACTTTGTAACTGGAACCGCCTAGAATAAAACGATACATTAACGGCTTTCCAGTGCCTTCTTTATCTATTTTCATGTAAGCTTCGGTAACAACAACTTTTCTACTTGTTGGGTCAGCACTTTCATCATCGTCCTCGTCAACAGCGTAATTTCTACGTTCAAACTCGCTTTCAGCTTCAAACGTTGACATATTGCCTTGCAAATTATGAAC